ACACACGCCTTTGATAGTGATAGTGGCAACGGACTATTTGTTGAACACGAAGCTATTGGTAGTGGCTCACTAGAGCAAGTACAGCTAGATAACGTGCAAGCGATTGTAGAGCTATTCAAAACCAGAAGCTTGATGATTGAAGGTACTGATGTACAGAGCATTACTACTGGTATGGTTGGTAGTGGATTTAAGTGTGCGATGGTAGTAGCTGTATTTGAAGAACAGTCTTGGGAGAAGCTAGGTAAATGAAAATCTATAAAGATAACAATGTAGTGCAAGAAGCAACCGCCCGAATAGAGTGGCTGTTTGACCAGTACGAAGGTTGCCCGAAGGTTGTTAATATCTCTGGTGGCAAAGACAGCATTGTTACTTGGCACTTAGTAAACGAAGTAGCTAAGAAGCGTGGTGAAAAGATTTACTGCCTATGGCTAGACCAAGAAGCAGAGTGGCAAGCTACCGTTAAAAGCGTTAAGCATATGATGACTGACCCTAATGTAATTCCACTGTGGTTACAAATGCCGTTCGTAATGGAAAATGCCAGCTCAAATACAAAGTTCTGGTACAGGCTGTGGGGTATAGACACTGAACATATGCGAGATAAAGACCCGATAGCATTAAAAGAGCTAAGTGATATTGAAGGCTGGTCTCCAGATTTTGACTACTATGACGCACTAAATAAAGCTCCAGCTTTGCTATTCCCTAACCAACGTACCCTACTGTTTGGTGGACTGCGGAGTGAAGAAAGCCCCCAGCGACATATGACTGTTACTACTACACCTAAATACAAATGGGTAACGTGGGCTAGAACTAATGATGATTTGCACTATGTTTATTACCCGATTTACGATTGGAGCTACATAGACATCTGGAAGTACATACACGAAAACAAACTTGAGTACCCCGACATCTACGACAAGATGTATGCCTATGGTGAGCCTATACAAAATCTTAGGGTGTCATCACTGATACACGCTGTGGCTGTTAAAAGCCTATTCATCGTGCAAGAGCTAGAACCTGAAACGTACACGGCATTGACCAAAAGATTTACTGGTATCTCTACGGCTAGTCAGCTAGGCAAAGACGATTTTGGCGTACCGAGTGAACTACCATTTATGTTTGATAGCTGGGAAGAATACCGAGACTACCTACTAGATAACCTGATAGGCAAAGAGGTAGGCAAGGCTCACGGTGGTGGATTGAAAAGCACCTACGACATTATTAAGAACGGCTTTAATAAGCTAGACTTCTGGGGCTTAACTGAATACGCTGAAGATTATTACAAGACCTGCATTGAAACGATATTCTATAACGATATAGACCTAGTAAAAGTAAAACAGTGGCAATCATCTATTGGCTTTAAGATTGGTAACAAGCGGTATAACGCATTAAAGAACCGAGCCAAGATGGAGTATAATGAAAAAATGGAGACAACGAAATGAGTGAAGATTTAATAACCAGACACCCCCTAAGTGAAAACCGCCCTGTGTATGAAGGTAACAATGACCATTTGCCAGAAGGCTTTAAGGCTAAGAACAATGCTGTTAGCAAGGTATGGTTCATACCACTAGAAAAAGTACAAGCTAATGACTACAACCCTAATGCGGTTGCGACCCAAGAAATGCGACTGTTGCATACCTCTGTATCAGCAGACACCTACACAATGCCAGTAGTTACTATTTATGATAAGGCTTTAGACAAGTACGTTATTATTGACGGCTTCCACCGCTACTCAACGATGAGACGCAACCAAGATATTTACGAATTAAATGATGGCTACCTACCTTGTGTGGTACTTGAAAAAGATATTAACGAACGTATGGCTAGTACCGTCAGGCATAACCGAGCCAGAGGCAAGCACTCAGTTGCTGGTATGTCTAACATCGTATTCAATATGTTGCAGAACGGCATACCTGATGAAACGATTTGTAATGAGCTAGGGCTAGAGGTTGAAGAACTAGTTAAGCTGAAATACATTACTGGATTTGCCAAGTTGTTTGATAAGACCGAATACTCACGAGCGTGGGAGACTGATAGCCAGATTAAAATTAAAGCTGAATACAAGAAGGCACACCCCGATGAAGCCATCACAGTATAGTGAAAAGAAAATAGAGACGGTTAAGATTTCTAAGATTAAGCCGTACCACCGTAATGTTCGTGATAATAATGACGAGGCTGTTGAAGCTGTTAAGCAATCTATTACACGCTACGGCTACCAAAACCTAATTATTGTAGATAAAGACTATGTGATTATTGCTGGGCATACACGTTATAAAGCCCTTAAAGCTTTAGGGTTCAAAGAGATTGAAGTTATTGTTAGTGAGCTATCAGCAGACAAGGCACGAGAATACCGAGCAGTAGATAATCGTACTAACGAATACTCACAATGGGACAATGTTAAATTACAGCGTGAGATTACCTCATTTGCAGATAACAAGTATTTCAGTGGATTGTTTGGCAGTATTGCCAGCCAGAGCGTACAACAGACTGACGCTACTAAGTGGCAAGCTACTGATGAGCAGGTTAAAGACGCTCAGACTAAAGCTGATGACCGCTTCACCGAAACGAGCAATAGGCGTAATGCAGGATTTGTAGAAATACCTTGCTTCCACTGTGCTAAAGTTATCGCTATGAAGCGTGATGATTTAGTTAAGCGGTTTGTATTTGATAAACGAGATAGATTGGCAGATGTATGAAAGCACAACTAAAGACCATACCACTTGCTGACATCATACCTTACTGGCGTAACCCCAGAGATAATAATGATATGGCAGTTCAGATGGTGATAGACAGCATTAGCGAGTACGGCTACCAAGCCCCGATTGTTGTTGATACCAAAAATGTAATCATACTAGGGCATACAAGGTACAAGGCATTACGCAAGATTGGTGCTGAAACTGTTGATGTGCTGGTAAGCGATTTAGACGAAACACTAACCAGAGAATACCGAGTAGTAGATAACAAAACCACTGAGTATTCAAACTGGTTGATAGACAACCTTATTGCTGAATATCAAGAGCTACCACCTAAGAACCTACTACGCCAGTATTTCCCACAGCTTAGACAAGATGGCACAAAGTTGCCAGAAGCCCCCACAGCCGTGCCTGAGAGCGTACCAGAGGGTGTTGAATTGCAAGATGGAGACTTCACCGAGATACTATGTGTACATTGTTACAGTGGCTTTGAGCTAACGTGGCAAGAAGCAAAGGAGCTATTAAATGGGCAATCATAAACGAACTAACAATTACGCCAACGGCTACCAAAAAGATGGCAAGCCTAATAACCCTGAAGGCAAAGGGGGGTTTGGCGATAACCCAGAAAACAGAGCTAGTGGTAGATGGAAAAAAGAATACTCTGCTAGTTACCAATACAATAGGTGGAACAACGCAGACAGCGATGAGATATTACAATTTGCTAAAGCGTGGGGGATTATACCTACTGATGACCGTGATAGAGCCGATAAAGAACTAATGGCATTTATTGAAGCTAACAAAAAGCACACTGGTGTTGAAGAACGTACACTACGAGCCTACCTACGAGCTATGACCAGTTTGGCAGATAGCCGTGAAATAGATAATCGTACTGAAGGTATGCCAGTAGCCAAGCAAGAGATTAAGATTGACAATGATGTCTCTAACCTCACAGATGAAGATTTAATAAAACTATCGCAACCATTTACCCCCCCAGATTTAGATGAGGAGACGGCTGATGGAAACGATACAGAAGCTAAACCAGAAGCATAACCCTGACGAGCTGAACAGGGCTTATCTAGCAAAGATAACCCAAGCCAGACGGTACAGTAAGAAATCATTTACTTGGTTTATTCACAATATCTTTAGCCAATCATTTGGTGTTGGTGAGTTTGTTGGTGGGCAGTACATAGATGAGGTTGCTGAAAGTATGGAAGCCTCTAAGATGACTATGGACATTTCAGCACGAGACCACTTCAAAAGTACCCGATTATATGCTGAAGTTATGTATGACATATTTACCGTAGATAGAGACACTGAGTGCAGGTACTTCAGCTATTCAGCAGGTATGTCAGCCTACCACCTATCTAAAATAAGGCGGCTAATTGAAAATAACCCCTACTTTGCACCTAGCCTATTTGTGAACCTAAGTGAGACATCAAACTCAATTATTAAGTTTAGAACGCCTGAAGGCTTTTTATACGAAGCCAGAGCAGAAGGCTTATTGACCTTTAAGCGTGGTATTCACGCTGAAGTGATATACGTTGATGACCCACTCAAAGACCCTGCAAATAAGCTATCACCTACGATTATTCACAGCATTAACAACACGATGAAAACAGAGATGTTTCCGATGATGAAAAAAGGTGGACGATTTAGGGTAGTAGGGACACCCCAGACTAATGATGACTTTTTCTTTGATAAAGGATTAGCCAAAATGTTTAGCATAGCTATCAGACCCTGCATTGTAAACGAAGCTGAAAAGAAGGTGATTTGGCAAGAGTGGAAAACCTATGAAGAACTAGACCAAATTAGAGAGACACTAGGTGAAAAGGCATTTAATCAAGAATACCTATGCAAGCCAGCATATAGTGAAGATAGCTACATTGACCGCAAAGACCTACAAGCCTGTATAGACAAAGACCTAAAGCCCCTAGCTGAATACGATGGCACTAGACAAGTTATAGCAGGGTATGACATAGGCAAAAAGGCTCACCCTAGCCACCTAGCAGTGTTTGAAGTGATACCCAACCTAGATACAGAGTTAGAAGAATATGTACAGCTTGAAACCAAGTTCTTAGACCACGTTGATTATAAAGACCAAATTGAGTACCTAGTAGACATCTGCGAACGCCTAACGATTGACAAGCTATTCTATGAC